CCAAAAGGGATAATTCTGCGTGGCCAAAAGGGTCAAAGTTGAGTGGCTTTTCCAGCTATCAAACAGCAATTAAGAGTAACCTCTTTAGATTGATATACTACATTTTTACCATCGTAAATAGCACCGTTTTCTGTTATCAGATTACGAAGCATATTTTTTTTCACTACTGGAGCCTTCAATACCTGGGCTTCGCTACCTTCCAATACCCGAATGCCATATACAGAGAAATCAACTCCATTTATCTCATATCCTTGTATGGGAACAGTATTAGAAGAAGGAGCCTGATAGATATAACCATTCATGGGAAAATCATCAGCAAATTTTAGCGTGAACGTTTTTGCCCCTACATACAATAAATTACTAACCTCAGATACCAACCTCAATCTACAGGTAAATTGAATCTCCCTAAACTCAAATGTATGATAAGCACCATCAGAGAGAAGAACGAATAGATCCCCAGTACGATAATCCCCAATAGCGGCAAACTTTATCTCAAACTCTTTCAGGTCGAGTTTGGGATCCGATAAATCCACCTCTATACCATCATACTCAGCCCAATCATTAGAAACTTCTGGAGCTTTAAGTGGTGGATATGACAAAACACCATTATATCCCGTTTCTTGGATGAAAACGCCATAATGAATAAAGGCATCCTTATTATCTATATATAACTTTCCTTCTCTCATTCCTTTCTCAGAATTAAACCTTTGTTATTCATGTTATCAATAGCTAACAACATTTCTTTATTGCTATGCTTTATATCTTCCAAGTGAGAAGTATTATCCCTGATACCAGTAAGAAGTTCAAGCATCCTACCAGCATTGGCTATAAGTAACTTCATGCTTTCGCTTATAAGATAGGTATGCCCTTGTATTGCCGTTGCACGTCCATTTAGCTCATCCACACTTTCCTGGTTTACAGATTCAATACCTTTAGCGGAAACTTCACGGTTAGCCGTTTCCCACAAATTGAATCCTTGCTTGTTAGCCTCTTCCTTCCATTGCTCCATCCATTGTTGAGCGTTATTCATATCCGTTCCGATACCTTGATAGAAAGAAGCTACTAAATCCCTGGCATCCTTAGCTATCTCTTCCTCTGTTTTGCCAGAGCCATAAATCTTTTCCAGATCTGCCTGTAGTCTTTTAAACTTATCAGAAAAGAACAGAGAATAGGCTATTTGCTTTCCGAGATCTTCTAAAACAGAGGATCCTGCTTCTCCAAATTTCTCCCAGGCATCCACTCCATCATTTTCAATCGCATTTACCAGGGAATCCATAACACTCTCCCCCAGGGATCCAAATGTGTCCTGTAGATAATTTCTAAGAGCTTCCTGGGCTTCCTCAGCTTGTTCTTGCAGATCAATAAGGCTTTGCAGTAGAGCCTTATTCTCATCACTCATCGTTTGAGTGTCTATGATCGCTTGTGCCCTCTCTTTATTCAGTTTATTTTCGCCATCTATAAGATCAGGGTAAACATCCAGAACAGAGGTGTATATATCATGTTGCTTTTTCCAGAACCACGCTCCAGTAGTATAGCTACCCGTTTTTACCGTAACATTACTCAAAGCACCAATCCCACGATTATACTCATCCATCTGCTTCTTGTAACGTCCAGTAATATCACCAAAGAGCTTCTCAAACTTTGTCATTTGAGGTTTATCCCCTTTCAGTGTTTCTTTATATTCCTCAATAGCCTGGCGATATACTTCTATGGATCTGGCGGCTTTTGCAATCTGATCCTCTCCGAAAATTGAAGTAGCTTCCTTCATAAGAAGGTTTTGCTCCATCAACAATAGATTGTACCTACGTTGCATTTCCAGTTTGTTCTGAGCAACTTCTTTCAGTGCTTCCTGGTGTTCTTTCTCTGCTTTAGAAGTCAAACCGAACAAGGTTGTTATTACAGAAATGGCAGCTCCCACAACAGCAAGAATAACAGAAGCACGTTCCACACCTTTGATAGCTTCTGCTCCAGCTACAGATAACGCTTGAATACCTGAGATCATGGCAATAATACCACCAGCAATATTAGCAGCAGACGATAATACTGTTTTAGTAATATCATCCAAACCGTCAAAACTGGAAACAATATTATCTACTGTATCTTGTACCTCATTCATCACCTTTAGAGTATCACCCCACTTCTTTTTTGATTTTTCAGCAGAAGAGGTACTGGCATCTTTAGCCTCAGCAATTTCTACCTTTTTCTCTAAAGTCTTAATTTTAGCATTGAGAACAGCCTTCTCCTTTTCATTAAGTTTACTTCCATCCTTATCAAGCGTGTTTCTGGCTGTTTCTAAGGCTGATTTTAGCTGCTTTAGTCCCAAACTGGAGATTCTATCTACCCAAACCGTAAACGATGCTTCACGAGAGGCTATTTCTTGATCCAAAGCATCAAGCGAATCCTTTTTATCCTTCTCTGCCTGGTTTATATTCTTTTCCGAGAAAACGGGATTTTTGCCCTCCTTTTTGGCTTTCTCGTTTGCAGCCTTCATGGCATCAATATCCTTCTGGTATTTCTCCTCAATAACCTTACGCTTATCAGTATAGGTTTGATACTGCTTAAGCATTTCTTCCATTGCATTCTGATTGTTGAATGCTAATTTCTTACCAGCAAGATCCTCCAGCTCTTTAAATTGCTTTTTATCCTCAGCAGATAACTCAGTGGTGGTAGGCGTGAATTTGCCTTTCTTACCTTTGGATTCCCACACTGTTTTTTCCCATTCCTGGATCTTGTTTAACTTATCTTCTTGCTGCCTTCTAAGCTGTTCAATCTCCTGCTCATAATTGAGCTGGTTTTGATCTATTGTTTTAGAGAATCCATCTTTATCCAGGTTGATTTTAGCCTGGCGAATGGCAAACGCCATATCTTTCTCTATGCGTATCTTTTCTTGGGCATCCTTCTTTATTTCATCCGAGTAATCTTTTTTCTCTTTAGCCGATTTTGTAGAAGGAATCAATTTACTAAGTGAATCTATACGGCTCTGGTAATTATTGTACTCCGAGCTATCTTTTACTGTTTCTTTCTGGTCTTTTTTTAGTTTGGCTACACGTTCCTCTACTTCTCGAATGATTTTTAGATCTTTCTCTTCCTCTAATATTCTCTTTTGGAGATTGGAAATATAAGCATTCTGGCTATCTACATTATCTTTGGTAACTGTTTTACCATCTTTGGATAAACCGTTATTCTTCTCTACTGCTGTATTGTAGGCATCCAACGTAGCTTTAGCTTTTACCAGCTCAGCATCCAGTTCTGAAAGAGAAGCCTTCTGTATATCAAAAGCCTCCGTTTCAGTTTTGCCATCATTTTTACCAGGTAGATTCTCTCCAAAACGTTTCTGGGCTTCCTCTATCACCTTGTTATAGATACCACGAGCCTTAAACACTTTGTTTATCTCTTCCTGTAAATCATTCGCTGTATAGGTCATGGCTCCTATACCAGTCATGGGATCACCAGGAAGAAACTTTGTTTCATCGAATTGTTTGATAATATCCTGAATCTCCTGGGTAATCTCACCTTTTCCCTCCAGAACAGGTTTGATTTTCCAGTAGTAAGTTTCAGCGAGATCTACACCATCTTTATCCTTTTTACCTTTAAATTTATCTTTAAGAAGATCCTCTACATTATCCTTGCCTTTGATCTCCTTCTCCATGTAATCATTAGAAGCCTCATTGATAGCCTTCTCCATAGCCCTTGCACGAGCTGCCTTCTCCGCTTCCTGGGTAACAATCTTATACGCTTTAGCCAAATCATCCAAAGCGTTTTTCTCATCACCTAACCCTTTCAGGTATTCACCGTATTTGCTCATTATAGCCTCTTTAGCGGCACGATACTCATCTGTACCCTCTTTAGCTGCTTTCAAACGGGCAAACATGGCATCTATTTGCAATCTCTCAGCACCAATAGCCTTATCACTTTCAGATATGGCTGTATTCAGTTTTTCCTGTGCTTTTTCTGCATCAGTTTGATAAGTGATAAATTTATATATACCATAACCAAGAGCCGCTATAGCTGCTGCCGCCAAAGTATAGGGATTCGCCATAACTACAGCGTTCAACTTTGCCGCAACAGCAGTTAAACGGAGTTTTGCAGTAGATAAAAGGTTGGTAGTTGTTACATTCGCTGCCTGGGCTGCTGTATTGGCTCCAGTTGTCGTAGTATTCAATGCTTTAGCGGCACTCTCTACAGCTAACTTCTTAGCCGAGAAATCACGAGTAGCAGCATGGTATTGTAAAGCGGCTGTTTCTTTTGCGGTTGCAGCAGCAGCCAGCTTCCTTTCAGCAGCTTCTACCTGTTTGGCGGATCCAGTAGCTCCAATGTGCATAAGCTCAGCCAACCTTTGTTTTTCCAGATCCTTAGCTGCTACATATTCAGCCTTTTTAGCAGCAATGGATTGACTGGCTGCTGACACCTCAGTACGTGCCTTTGCGAGAGCAGCAGTTTGGGATTCAATAGTAGTAGCAATCTCTGATTTTACAGCAGCAGCATACTCTAATGTACCTTTGGTTAGGTTTTGTTTGGATATAGCAGCTTGTTGCTCTACGGTAAGGAGCTTAGCCAACTCTTCCGCTTCTCCTGTAGCCTTAATGGTGGTAACGGCTTGCTTTGCCGCTGCCACTGTCATTACAGCAGCCTTGTAAGCACCATAAGTAACTATCAATTCCTGGATAGTAGCACCTATTTCCTCATAGTTTTCCACTACAGTAGCAGCAGAATCAAGAACCGAGTTTATAATTCCTTCACTTGACTTACCTATGTTATTGAACATTACAGAAATACCATCCTCCAGGTTGGAGATCTTACCAGAGATCGTTTTACTTTGCTCTTCCATGAGGTTGTAAAACATACCACCCGAACCAGTAAGATTATCCAGAACTTTCTGAACCTCTGGAAATCCAATCTTTCCAGCAGTAACCATAGCGTTAATTTCCTCCTCCGTTTTTCCAAGTTCTTTGGAGAGTTCCTTAACCAATGGAATACCTCTTCCCATGAATTGACGTACATCCTGGGTAAATAAACGACCTTGAACCATTGTAGTACCATACAAATACACAATGTCGTTCAAAGGAATAGACAAACCAGCAGCAATATTACCAAGTTGTACAAGGCGATTTGTAACATCTTCGGACGCAACACCATAAGCAAGCAACTGTTTCGCTCCAGAAGCAACACCTTGCAAGTCAAACGGAGTTTTTGCAGCCGTATCTATCACCTTATCCATAAGGGCATCAGCTTTCGCCTTGCTTCCTAACATCGTATTGAAAGCAACCTCTAATTGCTGGTACTCACCTCTAACCGTAGCGATCTTATTAGCGTATTCCAAAGCTTGTTGAGCCGTAAAGAATCCAGCAGCAGCTATAGTTAGTTTGCGAAATATACTATCTATCCTACTACCTTCCTTTTCGGCTGTAGCTCCAATACTTTGAAACAGGGAATTGGATTTGTTTACATCGCTTTCAAACTTAGAGTTATCAAGTCCCAAAGCCCACCATGTTGTACCTTCGTTATTATTCATCTTCGTTGTCTTCAAACAATGCTTTTCTTATTGCTTCCTGGTTGGCTGGATCATCGCCATTTATGGTACTATCTTCATTTGCTTTTGTTCCTGTATCTTTTTTAGGTGAGAATGTTGGTATTACAGCATTATAGAGCTGAACATTAGCAAAACTCATCTTATAAAGAATGTAGTCAAATGGAAGGTTGTAGCATTTAGCTATTCCTGCTATTACCGACCAGATACTATCGTTTCCGCTTCCTCCTTTGGTTTTGTCGGTCTGATTAGATTTACTTCTATCAGGGAAGCGGTAAGCCCGAAAAAATCACCAATCTCCATACGGTTAAGTATCGAAAGCGTGATAGAATTTACCCTACTGGGTGGGAGCTTTTTCAAAATCTTCTCAGCAAGAATAACCTTATTATCAACCTGTACCTTTTTCTTTCTTCGGATCAGCCCGAAACAATGTTTTTCTATAATTTCCTCCTCTGAGGTTAAGTTATCAGCCCCCAGAATTAGAGTAGCTACAATATCGCCAAGCACCTTACAGTCCTTAGCGACAAACAAGGATTCAAACATTACTTGTTTAGTGTCTAACTTCAATCCTGGGAGCTGAGCAATCAACTCAGAAGCAAGAATAATAGTAGCGATAGAAGGGGGAGCAACTGTATATGTTTCCTCTCCAACTTGCACACGATAAGGTTTTTGCAAAATCGTATCTGCTACTTTTGTTTCTATATTATCCATGCTTACCAACCTTTATTAGCCGACATTGGCTTGAGCTGTTTTACTGTACTTTTCAAGCATTTTGCCTGTTTTCGGTTTCAAAGAGGTAAAGATGTATTTCAACTGTTTACCTTTGGCAGACGACCATTCCTCTTCAACTTCTACAGCGCATTTACGCATAATGAATCCTTCCAGAGTTGGATCTTCTGGGGTAAGCCTAACGCTATACTCATCGGCAATAACGCCATCCTCCTCAGGAATGGGATCATCAGTGCCAGACGGAACGAAAATACTCATGGCAAGTTGCTTGTATGATTTTTGCATTTTACGAGCAACAAGCTCATGCCCTTCTCCATAAAGTTCCTGGGCACTTCCTTTTACAGTTGTCAAAAGAACGGTGTTCTCTTCTGCTGTAGGCATTGCAGTGAATTGGGCTGGTGCTTCATCATTTGCACCAGTTTTACCAAATTCAACCAAAGGTTTACCCCATGTAATTTTTTGATTTGACATAACTAAAATGTTTTTAATTTGAAGTTGATTTTCACATTCACAAAATACTGCTCCAGTTTTTCGGCTTTATAGCTTTGAATCATTGTACCCAGAGAGAAATAATAGTCGGAAGGCTTTAGAGATCTTACAACCTCATCGGCTTTACGTCCCAAGTATCTGCACCTGGCAGCATCCTTTACCAGAACCTTACTACCATTATCCACGTTCGGAACATAAATATTCACGTTCACAGATCCCGTTTGAAATTGCCCATCAAGCCCAGTAAGGAATGATACTACAATATCTTCACTCTTTGAATCAAGCGGGCGTGTACCTTCTCTGTAAACCATCCCTCTTATTTCCTTTGCCAATGGACTTTCTTTAACGATATTGAAAACGTCCAACTCTACTTCTTCACCTGTTTTATTCATTGCAATTTAAAGCCTAACTGTTTCATAATCTGGGGAACGAGTTTGTTTGCAAGTAATTCAGCAGAGGTTATAACATTGTAATTCCTGGCTTCTACATAGGCTGCGTAATTCATACCAGTAGATACAATTAAAACTATACCTGTCTGATACTTCTTTTTCAGTGCATCCAAATGCTTTTTACCTTTATGCCCTCCTTCGGTATTGGCGTATGTGCTTTCCTGGATAACTTCACCGTTGAAAAGAACTGCATATCCGATAGAGTTTCTAAGGTTTCCTGTCTGGTCTGTATAATTACCATTCAAACGGGCTTCTCTCAAACACGCTTCACCGACATATACAAAAGCCTTTAAAGCCCTATTAAAAACAACCTGTTTAGTTTCATTCAGGAAGTTACTAAATGCGTTATCAGGTGTTTTTTTTGTGAATCCCATTAAACAGTAATTTTAACTCTACCAGAACGTTCCACAAATTCAATATTCTGTACCTCAAACTCTCCCAGCATCTTATCTCTATCACTGGTAAGTTTTACCGTATCGGCTTCAAATTCCTGGCTCTCGATCAGAATTTCATAGCTTGAATCGGTAAACTTACCCTGCTGATAAATACCATGAGTATGCTTTACAGCTTTATACAAACAGCAAATAGGATCACTCCAGGAACTACCTGATTCTATAGGCTCGCTGTTTTCGTCCAGTCCACCACCAGATAATATCTTATACTGTATTGTTCCGTTGTATTGCATAACTTACCACTGGTTAGATCCGTCCGTAATAGAAGGCTCATCCACAAACTCAGAGCTATCCATACCATACTCCTTACAGAGAAATGCAATATTCTTTTCTATTGCCTCCCTATCCCATGAATCAGATATTCCACTCTCCGAATGGCTATTCTCAGCCATACCCTTAACAATACCAATAGCCAGCCTTACAAGCTTTACATTTTTAGGTTTATAAGGCTCTGTAGCCTCTATGCCATTATCAATAAGGGTAAACTCCAACACGTTTTTATCAGGGTAGAAGCCCGTACAGATTTTGGTGCATAATGCACGAATAGCATCTAAGTTTGTCATGGCTCAACTATTTAGGATCTTTACAAAGAGTTTCGGAAAGAGCTTTATTTTGCTCTTCTGTCAGCTCAGCCAACTTCTTAGTTACACCAGGTAAACCAGCATTCTTAGCTACATTTACACCGATAGTATTCAAAGCAGCTTTTACTTCTTCCAATTCAAACTCCTTCTCAAAACACTGGATCTTTGTGGATCCTTCTGTACCTGGTTGGTTTTTCTCGGAAACAGTTTTTACAGATACAATACTGCAAAGCCCACGAGCAACCAGATCATTTACTCTACTGATCTCATCAGTAAGAAGGGTTTCACCTTCTTTGTATTTCTTCTCAGGATTGTATTTATCCGTGAGAGGTTTCAAAACTTTTAATTCAAACATGATTCAATAGCTTTTAATTAACCGACATTTACAGCTGTAGTAGCCTCAGAAGCCTTCTTTGAATTGTAGGTTTCCTTTTTGAAGAAAGTAACACCTTCCTCAATAGTCTTAAGCTCCTCAAAGCCTCTAACCTGGAAGCAAACCAAAGCGTTAATCTCATTGATAACAGGGATTAAACGAGCAGATCCTTGCGTGTACTCTCCTGCCTTTTGTCCCGTAGATTCACCAGTACGCCACTTTGCAATACGAATACCATTACCAGCATCCATATAATCCACATTGTCCTCCTCAAAGAGTTCGTTATCTTCAATAGCAGGTTGGATAAAGCCCAATTTACCAGCAGGCTTAAATACGATTACATTATGATTCCAGGGATCTAAAGCTTGGCGATCACCATCTTTCTCAACGGCTACCAAGCGAGTGATTTCACGCACCTTCGGTAAACCATTGTCGGCAAACAGGGTATTCAAATCAGCTACACTTACAACCTTAGCAGACTTATCTTTCCCGTATGCAGATTCACGAATGTTAATATCTCTACGGATAAAGGCAAGCAGCTCTGGAGCCATCAGCATCTCTTCAAAATAAACACCCATGTTTTTAAACAGGGTAACAATCATTGTAAGCGTGAGAATAATATCCAGCTTACCAGCTTTGGAATTAGCTTCATTCCACAAAAGAGCAGATACAAGCTTGTTTGCCTCTTCCATGAGATAATCTATCTCAAATTCACGACCTCCAGGGTTATTAATTTCTGGCTTGAAACGACAAACACCAAAATTGGAAATGGCGTTCAAAATCATAAAGTCAGCCGTATCTTTACAGCCCAGATAAGCATTTTCAAGATCGTTACGTAAAGTCTTTTCAATCTGCTTAACTTTCTGCCCATCTTTCAGGAACGGAGATTTATAAACTTCCAATAGTTTACGGTACGTGGAAGCCTTCATGAAGAACTTGTGTCCTACACGTGGGATCTCTTCATTCCAAATATCGAATCCGTCAGAACGTCTTAACGGAGTAGGTGATTCATCACCAATCAAAGTAGCCATTACACGTAAATGGTACTTACCCATAATGCCCTCAGCTCGTAACGAAAGCTGCGGAGCCTCCCAATCAAACCACTCATCAGAATAAGTTTTCTGGAACAAAGCCACTTCACGCTCAGAAGCCTTATCCAGAGCCTTTTTCCAGGTTGCCAGGAAGTCAATAGGTTTGCCATCTTTGAACAAACCCGTAAATGTTGAATAAATTGATTTCATCTAATACCTTGTTTTTAGTAAGTTTGTGAAAGTCGAATATGAGAATTAGCTTTCAAATGGCGTTTTGTGCTATCCTTCATACTGTCAGGAATTGGCAAAATCCGTCTTTCCATTACAGCATATTGCATCGTGTCCTCAGTTACATCAATCGGAGTTTCAAACTCTCTAACAGTAACTTCCTCAACAGTTAAGCTATTAGGCTCTCCAATAATGGAAGCTTTATCTTCTACAGATACAACCTCCACCAGAATTTGATCTACAGCTAATCCTGTAATCTCCGTTGAAAGCGTAATAACATAATCAGCATCAGCTACACCTGGCTTTTCAATAGATACGATTGAAGGAGCATCCGCATAAGTACCAGTAACAGCATCTGCTTTCAACAATTTATCACCAACAGCGAAACATGGCTGGCAATAAGCATTTGATACCAGAGTGATAACTTTTGCGTCCTCTGTATCTACAGCCTTCACTTTTGCAGTCTTAACAATCTGTACTTTCCTGGTTAATTCGTTGAAGATAGCTGGTGTTCCAGGTGGAATAATATCACCGACTGAAAAACGTTGCTTTTCCCTCTCCAGATTAAACCCTCCTTGTACGATCTGTGGGCTGCCTGTGAAAATCGGTTTCTCACCGACAAATGAATACTTCTTTCTTTTCATTTTACTACAGGTTTATTTAACGATAATTGATTCCAGCAGCGAATCCGAAGCCTCATCTACATTCTTATCCGTTGCCGTTTTTACACTCTCTGGATCTTCTGGAAGTAGGTTTTCAGTGATGAGATCCTGTTTTAAAGCAGCGCAATACGTGTCTGGATCTTCATTTTCAGGAATAACCAAACCTTTTCTACGCCATGCTGGAATACCATGCTTATCCAGGGCTTGTGTAACCGCATTATCACGATCCTTAGCAGCCTGTTCTTTTTTCATGTTTTCCATCTCCTTTTCCATCTCCGCAATTTTTTTGGCATTCGGATCATTCTTAGAATCCTCCTTTTTTTTCTGATCCTCATTCTTTTTAGAATCATCAGGATTATCCTTATCCTTTTTTTTAGAAGCCCACCTGGTTGCTTCACCCTGTGTTTCCTGGGCGATTTCTGCGATCTGGTTTGCTACATTTCCGATTGCCGTTTCATCAGTCGAATCATCTTCAATGCTGCCACCCATTTTCTCGGTTATCGCAATAAGATACTTCTCTGATAGCCCTGTGTCTTTGCACAAGTCTTTCACTTTAGCCAAGAGTGTTTTGTTCATTTCACTTAAGTTTTAATGTTATGTGGCAAAAGTAGGTAATATTTTCGATAAATGACGTATATGTACGCCGTTATTTTTTAGGGCAAAAAATCTTAATATCAATCAATTAGCGTGATTTTATTTGTTGTATTAAGTATATCAAATAAAAGAATGATTGGTAATCATCACAAAAAAATGTTCACTTGGTAATATTTCCATTGTTTTGCAGTGAAATATTACCTAAAAAACATGGATCAAATAAACTAAAGAGAGAAGGATTACACGCAAAATTCACCTAAAAACACTCCTTAAAATGACTATTTTAGGTAATTTATTATCTTTCTTGCAAAATATTACCTAATCCACTTGGTAATATTACCAATATCACATATATTTGCAACGTAATTAAAACAGTTACACGAAAAGAATATAAAACTAAAGATATTAAGATATGACACAGAAAGAATTTGAAGAAAGAACAGGATTGACACCGACAGTGGAAGAGTTTAACTACATACACGCTGTATATATGAACACATCAATGGATAAGGATGAGTTCTGTAAAGACTACAAGAAGCATGGAGGCAGTAAAATTATAAATGATATTCATGCAAGAGCTGTGAACTTTGAACTTATGAACAAGCAGAAAAATGAGAATATAGATGAAATGGTAGCTCTTCTTATTGGCAAATCAAGAGCATACGATGATACAGATTTTCGCAAAATGGCTGTTAGGCTTGTTGGGGAGCATAACGTAGTCCTGAAAACCGTAGAAATGAATTTGCCTCTATGGGAAGAGGATAAAGAGTATATCAAACGCAATTTGCACAACTAAACATATCAATGATGAAAACATATACAGTTTGTTTTAGTGAGCCTGTTTGTCACAAGTATATAGGCGACAAGTTTAATAGAGAATTGAAAAAATGGGAATATGATGTAGAGTGTGAGAAGTGGGATGATACATTCACGTTCCACTCTCTTAAACCTGCAAAGGCTCTAATCAAAGCGAATATCGACAAGTACAAATGCTCTTGCATTACTAAAACATGGGCAAATGGAGATTGGGAAAATCTCGGAGAAATCAACATTAAAGGGTCAAATAAGACTTTTGTTGCGAATACCAAACAAAAGATAGCAAATTATTAACCAACAGGGCGAAAGCCCTGTACAATATACACAATTATGAATACATATCACAAACTTTGTCCGAATGTGTTTCTCGCTAAATGTGATGCGAAACATGAAAAAGGGGAGGTAATTAACGTAACGACTAAATACGGTAAAGAGAATGAAAGCATAGTGTTTAACTTGATGTTTGAGCGTGATGGATTCTATTATTACTCTATTGTTCGTGCTGATGGCTTTAATGTTCAAGAATGGGCAAAACAAAGAGCTGAGCGTAGAAGGGCATGGGCTGAATCGGCAGAACGTAAAAGCAAAGAATACTTTGACAAATCTAATAAGGATAGAGATTTTCTTTCACTTGCTGAACCTATTAAGGTGGGACACCACAGCGAAAAACGGCATAGGAAAGCAATAGAGGACGCTTGGAACAATACAGGCAAAGCAGTTGCATTCAGCGACAAAGCTACAGAACACGAAAGCAAAGCTGAGTATTGGGATAAACGTGCAAACACAATTAATTTATCTATGCCTGAAAGTGTGGACTTCTACGAACATAAGTTAGAAGTAGCTAAAGAATACCATGAGGGTGTTAAGTCTGGCAAATATCCACGTGAACACGCTTATACTCTCACTTATGCCAAGAAAGCCGTAAATGAAGCACAAAAGAACTTTGATTTAGCCCAAAAGCTATGGTTGTGATTGTGTTTTAGATAAACTAATAAAATCTACTGATATAGGACTTTTGAAATAACATCGAAATATGGCAACACTGATAAAAGCAGACGGTACACAGCAACAGATCCAACCGAAAAACGGTACAGATTTCAAACTGGAGGAGCTACAAAAATATGTAGATGGTAACATAGATATTATAAATCTAAGAAATGGGGAAATTCTGGTTATCAATGATAACGGAAAAGATTTCTACCCAACCAACAAGACTGCAACAGAGATAGCCCACAAACATAATGCTATTTTCTACTATGACTGGATAGATGGTGATGTGATACTTTGCAAAAATGAGGAGGTACAATGATGGGAACAATACATTTTACTCTGGGTGATAGAGCTGGAGCATTGATAATGCAAATAGCTCAGGAAAAACTATTATATGATTATGATCCACAAAAAGCTATTGAAGTATTAACAGGATCTTTACCTGGACTTCCTCACCAGCTTGCTACTCAAATATTACGAGGTAACAAAGTTTTAGAAGTTATGGCAGACCATGAAACAATAGAGGTAGTAGATAGGATAGATAGCAAACATAAAGATTATCCTTTCATAGATCTTACAGAATGGTATTCCAGGAAACATAAATGGATTGGCGATGAAGGGAGAAAGCTATACCAGCAATTTAATGAAACAGCAAGGTTGTTCTCTGATTATAATATGAACAGCTACCTGGAGATTCCACTAAAAGATGTACTACCAATATTTACAAGTAGTGATAAGGAAAAAAGCCTCAGAATGTTTGCCTTGAAATTAAAGGAAAAAGATTCTGTTTGTGAGGTTGTAAATTTATGCTCTGTGGCAGATCGTTTCCTTAGAGAAGTGGCTACACTGTGGAAAGTGTTTGATTTCATAGAACACGTTTTTCCAGACGATGTAAAATACTGTTCACAAGGTAAACACATGGTAATAGGCTTAATTCAATATCGGATAGATGCCATTGCTCAGGGTAATTATGAGTTTATTACAGAGGAGATAGAAAAGCAGGATAATGGTATAAAAAAGCATATTGATGCTGCCATTGAGATTCAAAAGTTCCTAAAGGACACGATTCAGCCCGTTACAATTACAGATAATTACTCGGCTGGTTGGTTGGCTCCAAATGGTGATTACTACGGTCTGAACGGTGAAATATCAAATATGCTCCATAATACTCTGGCAGATGCTATACGAGAGAGGATCAAAGTTTTAGATGGCGTAGATGTTTTGTCCGGAGGAGATAATAATATGGATGGGTATCTTATGAGGAATGGATGGATTAAAATACATGGTAATTGGATATTATATGATGGTTATCTACAAAGTCGTTATAATATGCCTTTAGTTCCTATCACAGATGAGCAAATATCCCAGCTTTCTCTATATGGCAAAGTTTGTCATGGTGATAAACTGTTTTTTGGTTTCCAAAAGCAGTTTTGTTCTGGCACACGTTTGAGTATGATGGATAAGCCTATGATTGCTAAGCTCTTTGATTTATGAAAGGAGATAGCATACATACATTCGAGAATGGAGGAAAAGAAAACGGTTTTTTCTGCATGAAACTGGTTAGCTTTCTTTCCCAGGAAAGGGAGGCTAACCAGTTGGATCCTGAACAATTTTCTGAGTTGTGGGCTACCCGTTTCAATGAAGCGAAAGCAGGATCTTGTAGTTATCGGGATCAGTGCCCAGTATATAAAAGAACACTGCAAAAGCACCAGGGAGTTCAACTAAATTTATTTTAAAAAATTTAGAAAGTAACATTATGAGAACAATTAAATTTAGAGGTAAATGGATAGATTATCAAAATAGATGGGTGTATGGGAGTTTAATATTAGTCAACAACAAACCCTATATAAATCACGCAACTTGCGTAGTTAAAATTGGGGATAGTTCTATTGTTACTTCTGCGTCTGAGGTTGATGCAAGTACAGTTGGGCAGTTCACAGGCTTGCACGATAAGGACGGCAGGGAAATCTACGAAGGGGATATTGTTGAGGGCTTTTGCTATAACGATTTTAATACAGGTATTGATTCTCCAGTATTATCGGTAGTCAAAATGAAATCAGCAGCTTTTGTATATGATGCTGCTGCGTGTTATGACCGATATTTGGCTGAATGTGATAATGTCAAAATCATCGGCAACATTCACGACAACCACGAACTAATAAAAGGAGGTGCGAAATGAAAATCAAATTGAATTGGACATACGCCAAAGGTGAGTTAGATACTGATACATTGAAACTTATTTGCCTACCAGCACGAGGCAAACGCTTGTTTGGTGCGGATGAATTGGATGCAGAACTTTGTATAAAGGACGGAATGAATTATCAAATAGCAGAAATCCATTTAGGCGATGTGGAAAGTTCAAATATCCTTTGTGAAGAGATAGCAAGACGTTGGAATGAATTTCAGTCGGACGAATGGCACGAGTGTAAAGAAAATACGGAAGATGTGCCGGAACGGAATGCCCCATGTTTGCTAAGGATTGAGTACAAGGAAATAGCCACTGGCATTGTAGAAGTCAGTTATCTTACATCTGTCTGGGGTGAATACGGATGGACAGAAGATTATCTTGACAATTTCAGTGAATCCGAATTTGAAGTTACTATAACCCACTGGAAACCCATAAACAAACCGAAAGGAGTTGAAAAATGAGATACGCACTAAGGAAACAGGATAAAATAGCTTCTGTATATAGCGAGGCTTATTTGAATAATCATATCATTAAAAGCCTTGATTCATACTTTGGAAATTCCAATGATGAGCGTATTACAGATGATATTTCGCAAGAGAGGTATGCAACCCAAACAGGAGAAAGCTACCCTCTTTTGAGAATAAATGACCTTTCGGATGATAACGCTATGTTGGAATTTGCAGTAATAGGTCAGCAATACGATGTATTAAAACTGTCTTTTTTAGGACGTATGAAAGGATAATTTATGAGTAAGTGCCACTACATATACGATAATGAAGTAGGAAAGGTTTTAATTCCTGGGTGTTGGTCGGTGGTTATGAGTAATGATATTAAAGATTGCACCTGCTCCTCTGGTAACGAAGATCTAACCTTTGCTCAGTTTGAACGGAAACAATACAACAAAGAGCTGGAGAAAAGAAATGCCATTATCGAAGAGCTACGAGCTGATAACAAGTATCTCCGATCAGAACTAAAAAGGCACGTTACTTTACTAAGTAAATTGAAAGGAAAATGATAACAATAAACGATACCCCTTTTTACGATAAGCCAGGCAGTTGCGGTACGTGTCCCTGGTTTAGTAATGGATCTACCTATTTACAATCCAACATGGGGAAAGGGTACTGTAGAATGTTTGATGAAATGCACCATTCATACATAAATCCCCCCAGAAGATGCCAAAAGCTATTTAATAAGGCTTTTCGTATGCCAGATGGAAGTAGATTAGTAATAGTCGTTAAAGACGAGTAATTATTTGTTATACCTAATAAAACAAACTATATTTGTAATTGATATGAAAACAATTAGAACAAATTCAGGTAAAGAGGTAAAGATCTTTGCTGAAACATTTGAATACGAGGCTTACGAGCAAATTAAAAGACTTGCTAATTACGAAGCCTATCAAAATTCTATTATCAGAATAATGCCAGATAGTCACGCAGGTAAGGGCTGTACTGTTGGTACTACAATGACAATAACCGATAAAGTAACTCCTAACTTGGTTGGCGTTGATATTGGTTGTGGTATGCTTACCATTGAACTAAAGGATAGGCATATAGATTGTGAAAAACTGGATTCTGTAATACGAACGAAAATACCTAATGGTTTTAATGTTCATGAAGTACAGAAAGCCACTTTTGACTTTGAAAATCTGATATGTGCAAAACAGGTTGATCTGGAGAGGGCTTTGCTTTCTATTGGATCTCTTGGAGGAGGAAACCATTTTATAGAGGTTGATTACTCAGAGAAAAATAATAAGTATTACCTTGTTATCCACTCTGGCAGTAGAAAGCTGGGAGGTGATGTTTGCAAATACTATCAAGATCTGGCTTTTCAAAGAGCCAACGAAATGAAAAAGATAAGAGAGGAGCTTATCACCAAATTAAAGGCAGAGGGTAGAATGAAAGATATTGAGAACGAAATTAAGAAACTGAAAAAGCCCATAGCAGATAAGGAACTGGCTCATTTGTCTGGTGATAATTTTAATTCTTACCTGAATGATATGGAGATTGTTCAACGGTTTGCAATGCTAAACCGTAAAACAATGGCTACCATTATCATTAAAGAAATGGGCTTTCAAGAGGAAAGTAGGTTTGAAACCATACATAACTACATTGATTTTAAACGTATGATCCTTAGAAAAGGAGCTGTAAGTGCTGAGCTTGGGGAAAAGATACTCATTCCTATCAATATGCGTGATGGATCGCTCATTTGTATAGGTAAGGGAAATGAGGACTGGAATTATTCAGCTCCTCATGGTGCTGGTAGGCTTATGAGTAGAAGCAAGGCAAAGGAAATGCTTTCAATGGATGAATTTGTAAACTCCATGAACGGCATTTTTACCACATCTGTAAGTACTGCAACTATAGATGAAGCTCCACAAGCGTACAAGTCGATGGAAGAGATTAAGAATGCTATCACTGATACCGTTGAGATCATTGATACGATAAAACCAATATACAATTTTAAAGCTTCTGATTAAAAGAAATATGAGAACAAATGAAGAAATACAAGAAACTATCTCTAAGATAGAGGAGAGGTTAGCGGATATAAGAGTAAACCGCTTTGTGAATGCTCCAGTAAAGGAAGGTTATCTAAAGGCTATTGAGATCCTAAGAGATCACCAGACCGACATAACCAGGGCTAAACTGGAGGAACTTAAAACAGTTCAGGGTAGGGCTATTGCCGCTTTAGCTATTGATTATCTGAATGGAGAATGTGCCCAATACATTTTACTTGGTGTACCAATTAAAGATAGATAGAGTATGAAAGAACAAAAGGTTATTCATGTAGAGCTAAAAGAACCGTTCAACGGCAAAAGGCATTATTATTTTGGCTCAAAAGCCGCTATCTATGAAGATCTTTCAGAGGATCTAATAGGCATTAAGAAAGAAAGTCTTTGGAACGTGGATCTGGATAAGGTAGAATACCAGAATAAGTTTTGCACTATCCGAATGGGGTTTATCAGACGGAAACAGACCAATAGAGGTATAAATCTTTATAAGAAAAACAGTTAATTATGAATATAATAAATAATCTCATAGATGATATTGCACGCTCTATGATAATGGATAAAGAGGATAGAGAAAAACTACATTTGATCGTGCAACAATGTAAAGATAGTGGAGCCGTAAGTATCATTAATTTGCGCCAGCTTACAAGTTTAGGGATCCCAATAGTGAGAATGTTGGTAACTATTCTGAGAATACCCAATGAGGCTGTAGCTGGTTTATGTAAAGATTATAAGATAACCTACGAGGATCTGCTTTGCATTTTAAGCATATTTGCTCAGGATCTTATGATAAGACAGCAAATTAAAAATGGGTACAATGGCTAACACTCAAATATCCATTCACCAAGTAAAGGAAGGTTTAAAAGCCTTCCTTTTTTATTATGTAGTAGATAAATAACAGATCCAGACTATTTTTATAACAAAGAAAGCATTATATTTGCAGTAGAATTGAAAATATACTAAATAGCATTGGCTATTGTTTTAAGGATCAAGAAAACGACCAATTTTTAGACAGTCCTAAGAAACAATCTGCTAATGCCTACGCTATGCGTGGGCATTACTCTTGTTATGGGCTGTCGGGTGCTTGGTCGTACCTCTTGATCTAACGGAGTAAGCCCACGCTCTTTTTGTGTGTTTACGGGTAGCCAGTCAAACAGATTATTAACCTGTAAATATAACGATCATGAGAACATTATTAATGCTTTGCCTGGTAGCTTTGATAACAGGATGTTCAAAAGAGAATGAGCAAATAGATGAAACACCTAAAGACGTGGAAATGTACTTTTACGCCTATACTAAATTGGATCCTGCTTCTCCAAGTTTCAAGGCACAAGCTAAATTCTTTTTGTTTGATGCAAGCAATGGAAAACAATTTAAAGAGGAACGCATTAATATCCCTTCTGGAGAGTATTTAGATTATTCAAAAGTTAAATCAGAAATGGTTACTCTTTTGAATAATAATGAATTTGAATTGAAAGATGGTACACGTGTAAAGCCTATAGTTATTCAAATAAAAAACTCTGGTGAATATTATATTTCTGTCATGCCTGATTATAAGGATCCAGAAAAATGGAGTAGTTTGGTAAGCCAAAACAAAGTAAGTATTCCATGTGGCAAATATTATATAGTAGCCTTGCTTCATGGCTCTGGTGGTTGGGCTTACTATGATAAATATTCAGGAAAATATATAGAGGTTATGGAGAATATGCCTACCAGCGAAAAAACTATAGAAATAACATTCCCCCATGATACTAAACACAAAGGATATATTGACTGGATAACTACAAATTGGTAATTCTTGCCACCAGTATGAGAGCTGATGATAGCTATCTAAAGATAGCCCAGAGCCATTACCAGCGTTGGTAGTGGCTCTTTATTTAGAGGGGTGTAGAATCTTCTTTATTGCTTCTGGGTTATCTTTGATAAAATAGGGTAGTGTGCCTCTTACCTGGGCTTCATTCATTCGATCTTCATTCTCTCTTATCCATCTGGAAAAAGCACCAGGAAGCTCCGTAATTTCCTCCATCTGGTTTATCTCCCCATCTTCTCCAGCCATAATTCTCTCTATCATTTCCTCTATCTCATCACCTCCAGCCAAAATAGGGATCATGTAACAACGACAATTAGGATGCCAGCCAGTCCATTTAAAACTTTTGGGGTATTTACCAGCCAGCTCATCGCAAATATCATAATGAGGATGATTTTTTGAAACCTTTATTTCATAACCTACAATAAAATCCAATCGTTCCCAACGTTCAAAATCAGCTACTCTATAGGCTATGTTTGTTTCAGTACGTGCCAGACGTTGAGCATTACGGTACGAGGATCTATATACCCCCTTACCAGGATGAAACTTTTTGGGATCATCATCTATCCATTTATACCCTTTACTCTCTTTGTCATATACTCTACGTTTCCACTGCCTTCCATATACTGTATTTCCGTTCTCATCCTCTCCTACTTTTACCCTAAAACGTCTATAGAATCTATCGGGATCCTGTAGGTACATTTGGATCTTGGAAGCAAGTTTGTTGGCTCCAGTACCTTCACCTATTGCCAGGTCTAAACAGTTTTCTAATTCTTCTCTAAATTGCCCTGTGTACCTCCATACCTTTTGTGAGAGGCTAAGCCCTTCCTTACCCGTTTTTCTGGCAAAGAAAGCATCCATAGCCTCCTTATTCCTCTTAAAGAATCGGGCAAACAGATTACTTTTAATAGAGTTTTTTCCGAATATGCTTTTTACCAGCTCATCATTATTATCATTTGAAAGGATCCACTCATTTTCTATGTCCTTCCTTATCTCCTGGTACAAGCTACTATACATTTCTCTAAATATGGCTGTAGCCTCATCACCGTAACCATATTCAGAGAAAGAGAATGGTTTACCATCTTCCAGCTCTACACCTTTTACCAGGTTAATAAGCCGATTCATGTAAACTCTATAGATCTCACGTACATTAGCAGCATATCCCTCTGTACGTTTGAAAAGTTCTTTCTGTTTACTATTTCCCATCCTGTTGCTTTAATTCAAAATTATTACAATAGTCTTTATCCAGAAACTTAGAGAATTTACAAAACGGACACCTACACAAGAAAGGCTCACCTTTCCAGTTGTTTTCGTGATAATCATAAGAATGTTTGCAGTCCCTACAGTGGTACTTCGTTTCTTTCTGCTGTACTCTCTTTGCCATTACTCAGCCTCCCCGAAAATATCAGTTTTCTCCATTTCCTTCTGTCTGGCTATTGCTTCCAGCTCTTCTTTCTTCAAACGTTCCATTTCAGCCTTAGCATCTTTGATAAGATAGCTCATTTCCACGTAGGTTTGTCGGCTCAATGCTCCATCATTGTACTGTTTGGAAAGATCGGCTAACAACTCAGAAACATCTTCTCCAAAAGGTTCCTGGAACTCATGCCCCAACTTCAAAGCCTCATATTCAGCTTTATGTTGGTAATCCAAAACATTACCCAAAATAGCACGTAAAAGGTTCCCTGTTCTATTCATGTAGCCATCATGGGTTTCTTTCCTTTTATCTGCTTTAATTACAGCAAGAAGCATCAGCTTTCTAATCGCTTTAGCAGATAAATTACCCAGGCTTTTCATATTGTCAAAATCAATATTAGGAGTGAAAGACTTTGAAAGAATATGATTATCTAAACGCTCATACTCGTTTTTCTTACTTTCAGAAGCTTGATCCCATGTCAGATACTCTATTTTACCCCCATTCTTTAGTATAAACAGTTTTGCTTCCTCCTCAGCTTTCGGCAAACTGTTAATAACATCAGCAGTAGCAACCATAGCAGGATTAGCGAACCTATCATTTACATCTGCATCCGTAGATTCCAAACTCTCTACACGATGAATCATCGGCTGTACCCCTTCGTGTTCAAGTTCTTGCTCAAAAATGATAGCAGGGATTTTACCTACTAAATTAGGAACTGCCTTCACCTCCCAGCCCATGTTTAAACGTTTGCAATAGTACACTGTATCATCCCGATATATATCAACATGATAAACGCTTTTATTACCAGATTCAGTAAGATAATACCCCCAGGCAAAAGCAGTTAATCGCTTATACTGATCCTTTATTAGAAAAATATCATCGCCATTCTGTTTTGAAAGTACATTAAGTTTAACGGCTGGCTTTCCTTCTTTATTTCTATAAACGTGGTATAGCATAGCAGAAGTACGCTCAGCACCAGCGACACGTTTAGCCTCCCTCACATGAGCATTAAAGCGGAGATCTTCTAACAGTTGGTTATACCGTTCAAAAGCATAATCCGTATTTTTGCTACGCTGTAACCATTTTACAGGTCTGCCATACAAGAATACCAGCGCAATTTCATTGATAAACGGCTGATAAGGAATTGGTATTTTCCAACGTTTTTGCCATCTGAGGAAATTACCCTTTTTATCCAATACCGCTTTATCCTGGCGTTTCATTACCTCATGATGTTCTATCTTATACTCCAGTAATGCTTTCTGAGCAGAACTTGATCTGTCTTGCATCATACTTAATGCTCTGGCTATATCTTTTGAACTTAATAGGCTGGCAAAACTTTGCTGATAGCCTACAGCAGCTTTCACTTCATTTTTCACTGCATCTATAACATTTAGCAATCCCATAATACAATCAATTAATAGTTAATTCCTAATCGTTCCTCTATATCATCTGGAATATCAAACTCGTTATAATCAAACCAGCAACGCATCAAGAAAACATCTCTCCAGTCTGGCGAACATTTAATATCCAGCTTTATTTCTTCTTTCGGTTTTAGTTTCAATTTGCCTTCACTGTCTGCCTTCCATGTTTGCAACTGTTCCAGTTCCAGGATTATTTGCTCTCTATCGGCTTCGCTTACCAGATCCTCATCTATTCCAACCTCCGAAGCGTTAATATGCTCAGCCAATTTATAACCGCACTGAGTTTGTAGATTATAGTAATTCTCGTTATTCAGAGCACTACTATTATTCACAAATCCTTGAATATCGCAATTATCCACAACTCCCCCACCTACACCATCCTCATCCGCTATACACTTCCATTTAGGGATCCTGTACTTTTTCTGAAAATGCCTTATACAGTTTTGTATATCGGTGGTTTTACTAACAGGATAGCATCTAAGATCTATAACCTTATACCCATCCCAAACACAGATACGGGCATAATCGGAACCGAATCGGGCTATATCGGCTGTTAAATAGTAGGATCCAGTAGTAACCGCCAGAAGGTTATTGAAAATGGCAACAATAGCATCATGAGAGCAAAGGGCATTCGGGTTATCATCATACTCCCAGTTTCCTTTAAGCAAGCGTTCTTTTTTTACCTTATCTTTGGTAGTCCTTAGCCCTTCTATATAGTCTGGATCTATAAACGGGTTTTCTTGTACCAAACAAGCCAGGTAATACATATAATCAGCAAGAACACCCCTAATAGCTGGTTTGTAGAATGTATCATACATCCAATTCTTTTTGGGGTTACACGTGATAAACAGCTTACGTCTTAATCCCAATTCAGAGTTTAGATGCCTACCTATACGGGTTTTCAAAGTGTCGTATGCGCCAAAATTTACCTCTCCACCTTCCTCTATCCAGCCTCCAGTATATTCAATGGATCCGTAACGTTCATAAAGAGGATCACCAGGTTTATACTGGAGATCCAGCAGGTCTATACGGGAGCCATTGTAAAACTCAATGTAGTTGTATTGCCCATTGTACTTATACAGGCTATCATCTACTCCGTACTGGTTGCATACTTTGTAGAAAGTGATTAAAGTGGATTGAGTGATACGCTTTAGTTCGGCACGACCTATAAACCATTTGGAGCCAGGATAACAAAGACACATGAAAAGAAGCCAGACCGCTCCAGTCCAAGATTTAGCACCACCAGCAGCACCACCATACAACAGCTCCACGTGTTCGGTATCGGTAAGAATCTGGAGAGCCTTTTCTTGCTTCTCGTGTTTCTTACCATCTTTAACCGTAATGAAGTCAAAACAGCCACGCTTGAACAGTTCTATTTTAACTGCAAGAGTTATAGGTATCTGTATATCCTTACTTTTTGCCATTGATCTTTTCTAATAGCTCATGATACACTAATAGCTCCTCGGTAGATAGTTTAGATAAATCAACCTCTAAAGATCCAGATACATTAGCGTTTATTTCACCTTCAATCGGCTGGCATGATTTACCAAAGATCCTATCAAAGATCATTTCAACTGTAGAAGTACGACCAAAGCGAATATCAGAGAAGATAGCACTAATGATATTGCACACCCATATAGGAGTAGTGCTATCTTCTTTATTAGCATCAGCCATAATCTTATTAAGCTCTCCTTTGGATCTCTCCATGAGGAAACGGATTGTTTTAAAATAATCCTCTTTGCTTAACTCATAATCCACCTTCTTACCAGTGAGATTTTTGAGCTGTTTATACAGCGAAGGCTTCCTACCATTTTTCGATGGTTGGTTATCAGAAGAGAATCTGTTTCCTATAGTATTTCCTTTCTCAAATTGTGCCATTCGTTGTTTTCTCGTTGTTTTTTTGGCGTATATATACGCCGTTTTGAAATAAAGAAAAATCAGATAGGATCCCCACCTGATTAAACTTTACCTGGTTAATTACTGCTTTTCCTGTTCCTGGTACTTAGCCCAGAACCACTTTATCATATCGCCATCGTAATTATCTACATAATCATCTACAGCATCCAGTTCGTCAGACAAAGCCTCAGCCTTATCTATCACATCATTAAAAGCTACCTGCTCCTCCTCACTCGCCATAAATGGATCATACTGCTCATTAAGCTGTTTTTGAATAAGAGCTTTCTGTAATTCTGTTAATTCAATCTTAGCCATAATATTCTGTTTTTTAGCATCTTCTTACAAAGATATGATTATAATTTGTACTTTTTGATAATATTCTTAGCTGCTTTTGTGTATTTATCAGCTTTTCCATGCACAGCCTTTGTACACACCTCAGCCCAGAACTCATTTACATTAGTCTTGGCATACTTTCCATAGCCGGACTTAGCTTTGTCATTACTCCATTTTTTATAAAGACTGTTCACGCTTTTGCTTGCAGCCTTTGCATTCGGATTGGTAAGGTGATTATTCCATGTAGCGTGTGCCAACTCATGAGTAACAATATGAGCAACTGGCTTGTTTGTTTTAGTCAAGTGTCCGCTTTTGTACCCTTTTTCAGCCCAGCCAGCCACACTTTGAGTAGTGGTATTCTTACCATTGAAAATAGACCTACTCAGAACTACCTGTTTAGACACACCACCCTGGCTAATGTGAACACCACCAACACCAGATTCAAGTTGTCCGAGTTTAATATCCTTCTGCCTTACTCCCAGTACGGAGTGAAAACGTGAGATACTTTCCTTTACAGACTTGTACACCTTTGGGTTTTTGATTGAAGCCAAAGACTCCAGTTTCCCGATCTTTCCTGAATAATTGGAATCACCTTTAGGCAATCCTCCGTTACTTCCGCTTGTTTTTGCCATCTTTCTTAGAACTTTTATCGTTAATAAAGTCCTGGACGTAAACCAGGCTATTTTCTATACAGAAATTTCTAATCTCATCACCTCCACCATAAACAAGCAAATTCGGAGTTTGTAAACCTGATACCTCCCTGGCTACTTCCAACTCTCCTTTCAAATACTCCAAACGACCAGCATAACCACGAGTGAAAAACGCATTATAGCCCTTTGGCAATCCCATTTTGTTATACTCCCTGAACTTAACAGAAACATTCAGATCAGCATAAACTTTAATACCGCATTCCTGAAAATATCGACTTATCCAGCGTTTCTTATAGATCTGCTGTAATCCGTATGCTATTGGCGTTGTATCATATACGGAAAGATTTGGCTCTACCAGGGCTTTTACTCCACTGGTAAGCACCTTAATTGGATCTTTAAAAATAGCCTCAAAACGGTAATCATCCACGTAGAAATGATAAGTTGCCACATCTTTCCTCAATCGGCTATCAGCTCCCCAGGGTGCAAACGGCAAAAGAAGTTTTCCAGCCTGTTGCTCTAACAGAAGATTCGGAATATCAAACTGGTTGTTACTTTCATAAAGGCAATCATTAAGCATGGAATTGTAAAATTCCATTTTGTCCTCATCTATCGGATCATCATCTGAAACCTCTTCGCTTTCCTCCTCTTCACCTGGTTTATCTTCTGGCTCATCCTCATGCTTCTCTACTGGCATTTCCAAACCTATAAAATCAAAATCCGCTTTCTCCTTCCAATCATCAAGCTGGAGAATGGCAAAATCCCACTCCCCATTATTGATATTATCCCTGAGAACTATATCGGCTTCTTGTTCTTCGGTCAGATCATGGTACAGAATTGTAGGAACCTCAGACATCTTCAACTTTTTTGCAGCCTTTATTCTTTGGTGTCCTGCCAATACGATCAACTTACCATCACGTTCCGATAAAGCTATAGGTCTATGTTTCCAAAAGCCATTGATACGAATAGAATCTACCAATCTACCCAGATCCTTCTTTGTGATTTTTCTGGGATTATTCTCTAAAACCGTCAGATCGGAAATTTTACGGTAAACTATTTCGCTACATTCCATCCTCTACCTCCTCTTTAGGATCTTCCATAACCTCCAAATTTTCTTGATCCTCTGGCGTGTTATCCAAGTATTCAGGTGTACGAGCGATTCTACGGAAAAGCTCAACAAAACGCATGAGAATATACAGTTTCTTCTTACCCAGATACATGAGAGTATGCCCATCACTCATTTTCCCAACCGAATAAAATTTACCCCTGTAATGCAATGGAACAGGAAACTTGTCATACAAGTAAATACAATCCTCCTCTATACGGCTGACTGTCGCTGTTCTATTGTACCTTCCATCCATGTATATATGAGCCTTCTTACCAGACTTTACTGGATCCTTCGGTAAAAACAGATTAGCGTAGTGCATGATAAGCCAAAAGCCTATTAAAATACTCGCTGTTATTAAAATGGTTGTTGTCATAAGATTATTATTTATCTGTTGTTGCAAAGATACAAAATCGGTGTATATATACACTGATTTTATACCTAAAAAATTGATTAATAGCCATAAATCAACATAGCGGCATCCCTACCATGTTCATTTGTTTTAGAACTCCAGCCAGTATATCTTTTAAAAGTTTCCTGGGTAAGTTTGGTAACGTTCCTTTTCGGAGCTACCATTTCAAATTTTACTCCAAGATCTTTTAAAAAATCCTCCCATATCGTAGCATCCCTTTTTACGGATCCTACACCCTGGAGCTTCTTACGCTCTTCTTCACGTGTCATACGTTCAGTACCAAACCATGTGCGTTGTCTGGGATCCTCCACTCTCACTACCAAATCCTTGCCATGAAGCTCATGCAGTTCTTTCACCCGAACCATTGCCTTATGTATCGGCAAAGAACACACGCTAAGCAAACATCGTTTCTGGGAATCCCATTCTGAGAAACCTGTATTAACACCAGTATCTACACCTACATAGATCATTCTACACTTGTTAAGTTAGTGAATAATAAATCAGAGCCAGGGCAACAATGTACACCCAACTTATAAAATATCTCATATAGCTGCTCTCTGTACCGATCCCCCTCCTTATAGTCTGTACGGATCTTTAAAGACGGGAAATAAGCCAATGTATTACGATTTATCTTATTGATAATATCAGCCCCCTTCTTCGTGAGAGTTACTTCTACTACATCGTTTAGCTCCATACTATTCGTGTTCTTTTAAGGTTGGCTCTATATTATCATCGAAAGATCCTGGTATTTGATACAAGACTACGGTATTATCACTGATCTTCTGTTCCCTGGAAGGCATCAACATAGTCATCAGATAAGAATCTGGAGCAAACTTATAACGAATCTCCTTTACCATCGGAAAACCTACTGGATGCTCACTATGAATAGCGATATTAAGAAGATCATCCGTTATCTCCACTTTCACAACAGCACAACCATGAAGGAATGTACCTAACCGATACTCACCGAACCCATCTTTCATAAAAGGCTCACTATTTGCACTCTTTTCCAACTCATCTACAAAAGAACGATTGAGCTTCTTTTTCCTCCAATATTCAGGGAAATACACACCCTTTCTTTTCTCTTTACTGGGCTGGAATACCCCTTTCTCAACAAACCGCTCAGCCTTATTATCCATGCCAGCCTTAGGCGTTTCTTTTAACATTTCATTTTTTACTTCTTGCATAACTCAAATTTTACAAGGTGAAACAATATCATAAATAGCTTTGCATATTTGAATATCATACAAAGCATCATGTAATTTACTATCATCTACCTGGATCCCCAGAGCTTTAGCAACCGTTCCCTGTTTGAAGTTCTCCATTTCGGTACGCTTTGCAGCCAAATATGGAGTAGCCAGCACCATAACATCTATACTGTTACTCCAGAACCAGGAACCAAAATACTTATCTCCGTTTTGAAGGAACCATGCACGCAAAAATTGATTATCAAAAGAAGCGTTGTTATATCCTGCCAGAAAAAACTTATCTTTCTTATTGAAACGATCCACGTACTTATCCAGCATTGCTATAAACTGAGGGAAAATAGTACCCATCGGTGGATATGAAAGGATCTGCTCTTTAGTAACTCCAGCAACCTCCAGGGCTTCCTGGGTAATCTCTGCTTTCGGGTTAGGCTGAACCTTAAAATCAAATTCCTCTTTTACTTCTCCATCCACTACTATTGCACCGCTAATCTGGTGGATGCCATGTCTGTTCACTAATGTACCTGTAGTTTCCAGGTCAAAGAATAATACTTTCATTTTCCTAACTTTTTATATTGTTTCATTGCGATTCTTAAATTCCCTGTTTTATCCAGCAGTTTTGCAAGTTCGGTAAGGTTTACCATATCCTCACCATCCATATAAGCCCAAATTTTACGGAGCGTATCAGCTATTTCTTTTGCTTCCTTAGCTTCTTTTTGTGCAGCATTGATCTCTTTATTGGTAACAGTCTTTTTCCCTTGCTTTTCGGCTAATTCTACGGCTTTTCTCGTGGCGTTTACCTGTTCCTCTTCTGTATCGTAATTTGCTACAATATCTTTAGCAGCAGAAGCTGAAATCTGCTTGTTTATAATACGTTCCTGAATTTCTATCGGAAGCTCCAACAAGGAGAGGCATTTACTTACAAAAGCTGGTGATTTTTTAAATTTTTCAGCTATCTCACCCTGGTTATATCCAAACTCTTCCTTAAACCGTTTGAACATAATACCACATTCATACTCAGAGAATCGCTTACCTTCGTTTCTCATCATCTGCTCAATAAGCAAATCTTCTGGGCTGGTGTCTTTGGGGAGCTTCATGGCTTTAATGTAAGGAATAGCAGCACCTTCCTCTATAGCAAGCATAGTAGCCCTATAACGTCTTTCACCATCCACCAGCTTATAATGTTCAATACCGTTGTTATCTTTAAAGGGAATAACGGTAATCGGATTCAATACACCCTTAGCTTTAATCTGTTCTTTCAGTTCTTCCAGATCAAAATCTCTACGAGCGTTAAAATTTTCCATAACCACTATATTACGTGGATCTATCTGGAAAATATCAGTTCTTTTTGTTGCATTAGTTTCCATATCTATTTTATCTATCTGTTAATGAAATTTGAACTAAATTTTTATCGTATGTATAACATACATCTTCCACCTCATATAAATCTGGCTCCATATAAACCGCCTCACCGATACATGGAATACAGGTAGTTTCTACTGTTTTTATTAAATCGCCGTCATAGTAAAACTCAACTTTCATATCATTTCTTGATTATATGTTTCATCGAAATAATTCTCATTCTCATCCAGGAAGCTGCTCAATGCCTGATCGCAATAACTCCCCTCACACAGTGAATCACATCGGTGGGAAATCTCTCCATTTTTCCAGGGACAATACTCACAAAGCTCATTACCCAGCTCTTTTATCAGTTCTTCATCACTCATATCTGAAATCTGTAAAATGAATAACTACACCTTCAAAAACACTCTCTTTGTTGTTCCCGAAAAACCATTCTACAAAGTCCTCTACACTCAAACCATCATTCTTTGCAACCTCCTGGATCGGAACCTGTTTGCCATCTACCCAAACCTGAGGATAGGCATCATCAGCCCCATAAGTCATAGTAACATGTTGCAGTCCGATCTCATCAAACCTGGATAACTCCCTTTGCTCTGAGTTATAAGGTCTACCAGTCCATTCCCTCACTGAGAGATACTTTTTACCTGAGGTGATCCCCTTATATCGCTCATCCCATACGTTTTTTTTTGCATTGTATCGGATAGTATGGATCTTTTTACCATCTTTCAGTTTACCCTCAAATCCTGTAAGCTCACCAGCTTTGCGATGAGTTACGGGAAAAATCCTACAGAGGGTAAGTATCACTTTTTTCTTTTCCATAGTGCCTATTACTTTTTGTTTTTAAGCCATTCCTGAAAGTACCATAATTGCCCGCATCCTCCTCCTATATCATCTTGCCCAGCAGGATTAAACACACGTATAGAGTAACCAGCATCCAACATCTTATTGGAAAATCGTTTAATGAGATCCAATTTATTGGTAATGGCATTTTGCATAGTATTATCCTTCTCACAAATAACGGATAGAGTACATTCCCATACATCAGGATTAAAATGCTCCAAAAGTTCAGCTACATTCTTGTCACTTGAATTATTTTCGTGAACACAATAATTGAAAAAAGGCTTTCTCCCAGAGGCTACTGCCCATTGCTCACCCAAAACACCGATAGACATTAAAGATGTAGTTGCAGTATGTATCAATCGTTTTCTATCCTGGTCGTTACTTTCGTGTACAGAGAATTGAATACCTACCTTGTCAATTCTTTTGCTCAATTCTATAAATTGATTAAAAAATAAAAACATATTCTTAGGTGCAGACGTGCTAACCAGTAATTGAGCATTAGGATAAATGTTATGAAGTACCTGTATGGCTACTTGCAATTCTGCGTAGTTCAAAAAAGGCTCACCCATACTCATAAACATTATCTGAAACTTTTGAATATCCTTTGTATCACAATCAATATAGGATAGAACCGTTTTAACTTGTTCTACAATCTCTTCACTTGTTAGATCTCTTACAAAAAATTTGCCTGTACCACAAAAAGCGCATCCAACAGGGCATCCACATTGAGTAGAGCAGCAAATAACCGTTCTTTCTTGGTAAGAATTATAACGATACAAAACAGCCTCTACAGCTATATCTCTTTTTTCAAATACGAATTTGCTAACATTCGTATCACCTGATCTGAAAATTCTATGTTGCATAATAAAACTGTTTACTTGGTAAATTTTAATATTTCTTTCCGTGTTTCTTTTCTCTACTTTCGTTGTAACACATCTTTTGCTGAATATGCCAGCTAAGATCTATTTTAAGAATCTCAGATAACCTTCGTATCTGGTGGAGAGCATAATTTATCTGTTCTTCCTGGGAATATTTATAATTCACCATATCTTTCACGATAGCATATATATTCTCAGTAAAACTTTTCTTAGTAGTAACCACGTGCTGTAAACAGAATCTATTTAAGTTCAGATTATTTGCTCCAGCAAGATCCAACAAGCGTATAGCAGCATCGGCTAATTCATCGGAAACCGTATCTTTGATGCACTTTTCAAACGCACATTCAAAACGCCTTCTTTCTTCCACTAAAGCAGAATAATGATTAAATTCTATCTCAAATGCCATTTTACCCTTGAAATACTTTCCTTTTCTATCCGCTTCTACAGCTTCCATCAGTTCAGATATAACCAGGCAAAGAAAATGCTCATCACTGGGTTTATTTTCCCAAAATCCATGTTCTACAGCGTTTGCATGGGCTTTGTCCCGAAGTTCATTCCATTTTATTTCGCTCATTTTCTATAGCTTTTATTTTGGTAAAATACACGTTCAAACATTTCTTCCAACCTGTCACTAATGCGAGAACCATAACGCTCCCCAAAATCCGCATCCTTCAAATTAGAGGTTGCAATAGTGAAAAGCTGCCTGTCATATCTGGCATACAGCAATTCTGTTACAGGTGAAAACTCATTACCCCAACTTTTTACACTGGCTGGCTCCGTTCCTATATCATCAATGAAAAGTAGTTCCTGATTTTTCAGCTTATTAAAGTAAGTTGGATCATCAGCTACATTTTTTGCAAGCTCTAAAGCGGAAACACGATACACCCCTTTTCTTTCGCTACTGATTGAGCTACAAAACAAAATTCCAATTAGTTTCGATATGGCTCTACCTAACGTTGATTTACCAGATCCTATAGAGCCATATAAAAGTAAACCTACCTTATACTCTCCTGTGAGCCATTTTGCAGCCTTTTCAATCTTATCCCTGGTATCTTTATCATCTTGAAAGGGAATACGTCTTTTTTCTACTTCATGTTTGTAACACATGAACAGCATTTCCGAAATATCCGCTTTAGAAAAATTGGTAATTCTAAAGCGTGTTCCTATATCCAGTTCCTTCTGTTTGTCCAGGATCTTCTGGATTTTGCATTTTAAGTCTATATCCATTTTTCTGTAAGTTATCGTAATACTTATCTTTTACCCAGCCACGAATAGTAAGGTAGTCTGATTTATATTTTTTACCTTTTGAACCTTTGTAATTATTCAGAATATCAATCATTTCCTTTGCGGCATCCTCTGTATATTCAACACAAAGTTTCGTGTACTCATCCCTGGTTAGGGTTACATACTCAGCATATTTATACTTTTTAGCCTTCTCCACCTTCTTCTGTTGCTCAGGTGAAAGTGGTGGTGGATCTGTTACCTCTGGCTGCTGTTGTGGTGGTTTAGGTGGTATAATTTCCATTTGGGGAATAAAAATCTTAGCTTTAGTAGATTCTCCACCCTTTTTACCTGCCAGCCTGCGTTTCTCACTAATTAGGTTGTCTTTAACCATGCGCCTACTGTAAATGGCTCCATCTTCTCTAACCTCACATACTTTGTTTTCAATCAGTACATCTAACCAGCCAGTAGATCCAGAGCTATCTGTTCCGATTATCCGTATCACATCATCTTTAGTACAAGGTTGTCCGTTTGGCATTACCATTACACCACGCTCTACACTTTCCCACATATAGCATAACATATCCATCCACAAGCCTCTCACATCTGGAGGCAACACCCTAAGCTCTGGGCATCTAATCCAGTCACCAGTATAAAAGGGCATTGGTATTTCTTGTTTTTTTGCCATACATAGAATTTTGAAGGAAGGCTGGAACACTCCCAGCCCAATCCTTCATTAATGATTATACTTCCAAAATCGCAATATCAGGGGCAATAGTTTTGATTTTATCCAATACAGAATCAATACAGCTATCACGATAGGATTCAACCAATTCATTAGCTCCAGGGGAAACTAACTGTAGAAACACATCCCCATCACTCAGGTAGTGGTCGAACTCTATTTCAATACGCTGCTTTGCAGTCCCTTTGAAAATAGGAAGGCACACAGAGAAACTTTTCGGCAAATTGCTTTCAACCTGGCATCTGTACACCTCAGCCATTGAGCCAGACGGATCTTTCTGCTTCTGGATCTCCGCATTAGCTTTAGCTGAGAAGTTTTTGAGATTGGAAACCATAACCATACATTTTTCCTTATCCTCAAACACACCACGATTCAAGCGTAAGAACTGACCTAACTTTGAAGGGATCCAAGCTTTTTCATCGTTGTTAATGCCAAACTTAGCGAACACTTCCGACAACTGTACTTTACCAGTAATGGTATCTTTGGTGTAATAATCATCTTCATTAATAGTGAGTACAATAGTCATTTTCTCACGATTCACCTCTATGTTTGCTTTCTTCTGGTTAATCGTGTCTATACGTTTTTCCAGCCAATCAAACGGAGTAGAGATCACACCAGACTTGCTAATGCTTTCAGGTGCTTTTGTAGCAAGTGGTTGTTGAGCTTGTGCAGCTTCTCCTTTTCTGTACACAATTTCAATAGGTTTTTCACCCGTGTAATGTTCAATGTTGATAGTCAATCCTTTTTCTTGATTTTCCATTTTAATGTAAATTTGAATGATTAATAAATTAGTTATCTGTACCTGTCAAGCGTACCGCCATGTGAATAGTTCTTTGCCTTTCTTCTGACTTAATCGGTCTTTCCTCCAACAGATAACCATCTGGAGTGTAAAAACCTACCATACCTTCATCTGGATCAATGAACTTATAACATTCACCTTTCACATACTCACCACCCACTTTCAGATCACTCAGAATCTTGCCAATGCGTTCCTGTAATGGCTTGATTTTACCTTTAAAATCAGACTTGATCCCAGCCAACTCTTCTTCCAATTCTTCCATCTGAATATGAACAGTAGCCAATTCAGCCCGAAGCTCATTTATTTCTTCCTGATCGAACTTTGCGAGATAACTCTTTTCCAGAATTTGATCACAACTGTTTTTTAAGATCTCAGCTCTTTGCTCCACTGGAGTATCAGCCAACATTATATCTTTCATTGCAAAATAAGTTTGATTATTAATGAATTGAAGTCTATTTGAAAGTGGTACTTATTCAAGAGAATAAACAGTAAGATTACGATTCCTAATATGTTATCTATAATTCTCCATGTAAACCACTTCTTAGGGATAAGACTTAAAACAATCAATGCAAGAAAACCTATCCATTGAGAGCTTATTAAACCTATGAAACACAATATAAGGTAGATCCAGTTGCACATTCTCCAAACAGCGAAAACTGGGCTTATCTCAGTGAGATCGTTTTTGTCCTTATATTTTTCCACAGCAGCGAAAACTTTTTTGCAAGCTGCCAAATTCAGCACTTCAAAGAAAAGGCAGAAGACTATCAGTATATAAAATATTGTTGTCATTCTTGCACCTTCTTTACATTAAACATCAAATAATCAAACCACAATTCAATGAATTGCTGCCCGAAATACTTTGCTTTCTCTCTTGATTCTTGCCAAAGCCGAGAGCCGACAGACGCAGCCGCAAGCGAGGGGGCGTTATTCGTATACGCATAACCGAAGCCCGCACGATTTCCCAAAGCATCTATTATAGGAATATGCACAAGCCCACTGGTTGAACTAATCTCATTCTCAGTCCATAGAGCAAACCAGGGGAAATAGAAACGGCTACTACCCTTTGCATCAGGTTTAGGCTCGTAATTTCTTCCCCAAAGCGCACGACTGATTGTTTCCAACTTAATTAAAGCAATAATTCCCTTTCGTACTCCAGCAGAGCGTAAAGCTCCTTCATCAATAGGATCACAGCTTAAAGCCACACAAGCATCCTCATAACTTCGGATCGTTTTGTAATCATCCAGGGTTGGAGTAGCTTTAGCTGGTTTACAATTTTCTTTACCGAATAAAGCTGTTAGAACTTCTTTCGTGTTACCACAAGCCACTTTATAAGCAGCTTCCAACATTGATTTTTCAATTTCAATCTTCATCTTTCAAAGTTTTTAATCGTTTGACAATCTTGTTAGTTAATCGTATCGCATTATCCACTCTTGTACTTTTACCAGGTGGAATATTTTCTATTAATACTGGTATAAGCCGAATCAGCTCACTTACCAAATTGTTAGGGATCTTTTTCATCGGCAAACCTCCAGTTAGGATTAGGATCTGGTATTTCTACTTTTAAGTATTCAGAAGCGTACTCTCTAAGCTTTTCACAATAAGTAGAGAAAGTAACGGTATCCATAGTAGCGGTGGAGCCTGGGAATGTTATGATCTCCCCTGTATGTTTGTTTATCACTTTATCAGCAGTCATTTGAGCTTTAAAAAACTCATGAACCTGCTCTACACTGGTAAACTCCCATCCTTCGTTTAGAAGGGCATCTAACAACTTCGGATAGATACACCCCCATAACCACCCGTTTTGATCTAAGGAGCGTGGCTTTCTAACCTTTTTCACTATCACCTGATAAATACCATCTACAGACTGAGAAAACAGCTCGTACAACGGTCTAAGGTTAAAAAGTCCATTTCTCTTCTCTATCTGAATCTTATTGCTCATACATTTGCAGTTGTTTTTCTAAGCTTATTCTAACAGCGTGTATCGCTCCCTCTCTACCTTCCAGGCTTTTCAGATAAACTTCCAGCTCTTTACGAGTTTCCGCAATGTAATACCCTTCGCTGGTAGCAATCAAACCGATAACCATCCCGTTTATCCGAATATGGTTTATGATCTTACGCAACCTGGCGTTATCTATTTTATACCCCTGCCGTTTCAGAGAAAAGCAAATCTGTTGGTTTGTAATAGCTTTCTCCTTTCCAACTTTTGAATGAAATCCCTGTAATACCAAAGGAAGTATTACATTGCTCTCGTATGGGGTGAGCGACTTGGTTTGTTCTGAAAATCCTTGTATCATACTAAATTCTGTTTAAGGGTATGTTTAAACCTGGTTTAGCAGCATATACTACCTTTCCTGTTAGCTTTTGTACCTCAGACACAAAAAATGGCTCATCACTATTATTTGAGGATAGATGCAAAAGCACAATATTCATCACATTGGAGAGATCATTATCTCTTAGTGTCTGTTTACAGCTCTCCAGCTCCATGTGTGAACCCAACAATCTGTTCCTCTGAGAAGGAAGCACACGACCAGCGTTAATGCTATCTATCAGTTTTGAATCAGAGTAGTTACATTCAACTAATACATGATTGAGATCTGGGAAACTATACCCACATTGGCAACTATCTGTTAGGAACATGATATTACCACAAGCTGTATGATTTATCAGAAATCCCACACATGGTACATCATGGTACGCTGGAAAGGGGATAACCTTGAAACCTCCGAGAACATAGCCCTTACCAACCTGGATAGCCTTTACTCTGGATCCTCCAATGCTTTTATTTTCCAGCACCTCAGGAAGTGCCAATACATGAAAACCACAATCTACCATAGATTTGATATATTTGGCATGATCGTTATGCCAGTGGGTAATTAAGCAACCCACAACCTTACTGATATTGAAATCCAGAGCCTTTTTAACTTCCATAAATCGGATCCCAGCCTCAATAATCAGAGCTTCACCACCATTATCCAGAATGTAGCAGTTACCGCTTGATGAGCTACCTAACACTTTTAATTCCATACCACTCATACATTAAAATCCTGGATCCACCTTTTGAGTGCCGGCACTTGCAGTATTATCCGTGTGAGCCACTTCCTCATAATTTACATCGGAAATATCAAACTGTTTTACCTCAACGGCTGTCGTTTCCGTTATTTCTTCTGCATCCTCTGAATCATGTTCAAACGCTTGTTGCATTTCAACCGACAAATAACCGTATTTACTGAGTAAAATTCTTATTACGGTTTTAATAGCCATACCATGAAAATTACCCAACCAGCCTACAGTTTTATTCTCTGAAAAAGGAAGATTAGCCAGGCTCATCAAACTTTCTACCGTAGTTTCCTTTTTAAGTCCTTTGGAGTAGCGTTTGGCATGAGTAGCCATTTGCTCTACAGTCATGTATAAAGTCTTAGAGAAGCCATTTAAAAGCTCAAAATAGCAAAAATAGCCCACTACTTTATCAGAAGTCTTATCGCCATCAAAAGCAATCTCTCCAGTCAGCTTATTAACTTTTCTCAGCTCACCTTCATAAACCACGTCCGCATTAATGGTACGGTATTGGTTGGATCTCTCAGCCAGTTGGATATACCCTTTATATCCAAGCTGAAAAGTAGGTTCCATAACTTTTACATATCCCCCCGTCTTAGGATCCTTCTTTGAGTTATTGTACGGGATAATATAGGCATATCCTAAAGCCTTGTTTATTGGAAGTTTCAAAACTGCCGCTTTCAGAGCCTCCATCACTACAGCTTTAGGCTCACATAATTGGAGATTTGAATCAGAGTTATACAAGTCAATAATAGAAGCGATAAAAGTGCTGGAGTTTTTAGCCAAAGCATTTTTAAACTGTTCTACTACAGAGGGTGCACTGAGCATATTTTTCAGTACGTCTATTTTCTTTGTCGTTGCTGGCATTTGCCCACCAGCCGATACTACGGCTGTTCCAGTTGCTTGTTGTGTCATAATTGAGGTGTATTAAAGTTTTTGATATTGTTCCATCATTCCATCACTGAATACTCGAATCATTAAAGAATCATGCTTACTTACAGAGAGATTGATAATCTGGGAAACTGTAGGGATAATCTCATTTACACTCTCCCTATTATCAATGAATATCGGAGCTGATATACCTTTTGAGTTGCAAATAGCATTGATAATATCCAGTCCAGCATTAATTTTCAAGGCACTGTTAAGGTCTGGGAATGGTACACCATCTACAGTACACATACAAGTTATATTCTCGTTCCCGTTCAACTTTTCACTAATAAACGAGAAAGACACCAGAGAGAACATACCATTAATTTTCTCCATCAACTTGTTATCTTTCGCTTTTTGGAAATCCTGAGCTATAAATTCTATCCGCTCTAATTCTGATAAAGCCTGGTTGTTTTGATCCCGTTTGTTTTCCAGTTCCGAGATAACCTTCTCCGATCTTTCAATAGTGGAACGTTTGCCAAGTCGCTTGTTAAGCTCATCTATGGCATCCGAGAGAATAGCCTTTGCCTCTTTCAGTTCCGTTGTGTCGATAGGCTTAGCTTCAATCTTAAGCTGGTTTTCCAGATCCTCAATCTCATTACACAAAGAGATCCAGGTTTTATCCGAGGAAATAGCATTTTGAGCGTTCTGTTGCTCTGGCAAGTTTTCGTTTAATTCGTTCACCTGTTGCTCCAGAATAGCTTTTTGTTGTTTCAGAGTATCTACATCAGCTAAAGCAACGGAACGTTTCTTTACAAGCTCTTCCTGTTTTGCAGCCATTTGTTTTCCTTTTGTCTGAATCCCCTTTAGCCTATTAGCTTTTTCCAGGTTAAATTGAGCCTGTAGTTCTTCCTGTTTTGCTTGAATATCTTCCACGTCTAAAGGTCGTTTGCAAGTTGGGCAAACAAACGCACCATCAGGATATTTCAACTGTTCTTCATTGATATTATGATACATTCCTCTTAAAACAGCCATATCTTTATCCAACTGTTCTATTTCGGATTGCATATAGTTAGCCTCATTGTTCCTACGTTCAATCTCATCAGCTTTACTTTTTACCTGATAGGAGAGATTTGAGATTCTTGTTTGAATTTCGTTACGGGAAGAGTTAATACTTTGCTTGATCTCATTTTCTCTCTCAGTTCTTTTCAGCTTCTTTGCGTTGATACTGTTCTGGATCTCCATTTTTTTATCAAAAACAGCTTCTATCTGCTTTGATTTATCGGCTATCTGGTTATCTATATCTGCCAGTTTTTTCTTTTTAGAAGTTATCTCAGCATCAAGAGCAACCCAATCCTCAGCCTCAGGCATAGCATCAAGTACAGAATCAATGCGCAAAGGAATACCTTTCAGCTCATCCTTTATTGCCGATTTTTTCGCAGCGATCTCTTTACCAAACTGCTCCAAAGATCTACCTGTGATATTACTCATCAATTCCAAAAACTCAGGCTTAAGTGCAGCTACTTCTTCATCTGAAACATTACCAGCCATATCCATAAGCATAGCCTTTTGATCGGCTGCTTTCATTGAAGGGAAAAAGAAAGGATTTGTAATCATCCTAAACACGTCCTCAGGAATGATACTTGCTACCTCAGCATCATATTCCTTTTTGGTTTTCAACTTTACACCATTCAAATAGAACTCCGTAGCATGATTTTGTAATGTATCAGAATTTACACCGCTACCCCATTTTTCAACATAATTACGCTGTAGCTCTATCTCTCTTCCATTTACAGATAAAACACCAGTTACACTATGAACCAGGCGCAAAATTGGCTTTCCGTCTTTACCAAGTGTCTTAATGTTAAAGTTACTATCCGATCTATTGGTACTATCCTTACCAAATAATAACCAGTAGAACGCATCTACTATCGTTGTTTTACAAGTTCCATTGCTTCCACATATAAAAGTTTCTTTATCAGTGAAAGTAACAGTCAGATCCTGAACCTTTTTAAAGTTCTTAAGAATCAATTTTTTAATAAAAACTTCTTTGC